AGTACCATCTGGATAAATATTAGATGGACTAGCAGTAGGTGTTAAATGTTCTGCAGGTTGCCCTGGACTATCACACCCAGCACCTTGTATAATAACTAGGTTGTTATCTAGGAATTGATACACAGAATAAACGTAACCATCTGGGTCTGTATAGTTAGGCATATTAGTTCTGCCCATACTAACACCGTAATCAGGTGTACCATCTCCATTATATATTTCATATGAATCTAGAGCTAACGGATAATCTAATCCAATTGCATTAGGACTATCTAAATCTAATACAACTTGACATACTTCTCCGTAACCTCCACTAGTTACCCCACCTTTAAAGTGTAATACATATAACTTATTCTTATCAAAGTTATAATTAATTATTTCTCCAGGGAACTCCCATTTAAACCATGCGGATTGTAGTTTCTTTTCGCCATCCCATAACTGTTTGTAGCCATACAATGTCCACTTATTTAAGTTAGACTTTATAAGTAATGTATCAGCAGTATCAGAGTACTTCATCTGTTCTATAGTACCCTCTATAAGTTTAGGTACACTAGATGTAATTGATATAGCTTGATTAGCCTCTATGTTACCAGATGTATAGAACTCTTTTACTCCTCCGTATTCTCCTATAGAGAATGGAAACAGAACTGTTCTACCTGTAGCTACAGGTCTAACGCCATCTTGTATATCGTAAGCAGTTGTCTGTACTAATGAAGCGTTAGATGAAGTTAATGCACTGCCGCCTTGAACAAGGAACTGTACTTTATCCCCAAACAATATTAAGTCCCTATCAAAAGGTACTATATACAAAAGACTGAACTCATCAGCAGTTGTTGATATTATTTCTATCGGGTCAGTTGCTATCTCAGCCACAGCAGAGTTCTTAAAGAAGTCTGTTGGTTCATTAGTAACAGAGAAGTTAGTAACAGGTCCTGCTACAGTAACAAGTCTAGATTGAAAGCCACTTATATCTTTTATTTTTTTACCTACGAATGCTGGTGCAGGATTAGTCTCTGAATCTCCTACACGTCGCCGTGTCCAAGGAGCTACATCTATATTCATAATAGTTCCAGCAGCATTAGGAGTCATTTTCATTGGCATAGTTCCAGCATCTAAAGCTGCTGCTTCGGATACGTTATACCACTCTCTCCATATACCCCCATCTCCAAATCCAGAGCCTACTGTATTAGTGTAGTTAGATTCAAAACGCATCCAGAAATCATCTGCTGTTCCGTCTAATCCATGTACTTTAACTAGTGTACCGTGTGGTGCTGTGTTAGCAAGCTTGTCTGTGTTCTTAGCTACGTTACTTGATTCTACTAATGTAGCACCACCTTCACCATCTGATACTGTAATAGTTATCCCAGGAAGACCTGTAATAGATACAACAGAACCACTTACTGCTATAGTAGCACCTACAGGAGCAGATGCTGCTAAAGAAATTCTTAGTTGGTTTGCAATATAATCAGAAGTTGTTTCGGCTGCATGGCCTGAACCTGTTCCGTTAGGTGTTGTATAAGAACCACTGAAGTTTACGTTATTATCAGCTGATACATTTACTGTATAGGTATGTGAGAACTGTCCTCCTAAAGAAGTTACTAATCCTACATCTCTAACTACCTCAGCTTCTTGAGCTGCAATAGTAGCAGCACTGTTATCCATAGCGACTACTTTGTTTCTGTTTAATACATACGCAACTGTTTCTTCACCATTGTCATAAACATATACAGCTAAGTCTTCTTGTATATCATTTATATAATCCTCAGCAGCTTGTGTTAAGTTTGTTGTAAGTACAGTTCCTTCTTGATTTAGTATCTCTATACCAAATTTACTTATACCTATTTGATAAGTGTTACCATCCATTGTAAATGTATAGAATTTACCACCAGTTCTAAATCCTGTATACACAGTAGCAGGGCCTGTTGCACCAGGCTTATATATTATAACCTGTTCAGTACCTTCTTCTATAACACCTAGTAATTTAGAACCTGGTCTAGTTTTTATTCCTTCTACAACGTCTGACATTAAGTTAACTTGTTCTGTTACTTTACCATCGCGTCTTATGTGAGGAGGTTGCTGGCTAATACCTTGCAACATACTTCCTAATGTATTTGTATCAGCCATGACTTCTCCTAGCTAGTTTGAAATATTGTTTTAACTCCACCTGAACCAGCACTACTACCAATGTGTTGATAGTTAGAGGGTCTAGGTATAAAGAATGTTCTTCCAGAGCCTGAGGCAAAGAAGTTCATATCCATACGTGCTATGTTTACAGAGTTAAGTTCTAGCTCTGACAACTGTGCAGCCTGAGCATATACTTGTAACTTTTGCATACCACCATCTTCGTCTGCATAGAACTTAAATCTACAAGCTGCCCTAATAAACTTAAGGGCTTCCCTGGGCATAAGCTCTAGTTCTATTTCTCTGTGAACGTAGCACTCTACATCTTTACCTATAATGTCTGTTCTCTTATCTACATTGTATAAGAAGTTACCCGCGACAGCTAGATTAGACCCATCTGTGGGGTCAACTGCTACAGCATTAGTAGGTACTGGAACTCTACCATCGTTATCTTGTGATAGAGTTTCTATTGAATTGTTAAACCATAGCGGTTTACTTGAGAAATCTTCTATGACTTCTTCTAGTACAGCATTAGCTGTGATATAATCAGGATGCGAAGTATCTGCACCAGCTAAGGGAGCAGACCCTAGTGTGCGTAGCATACTGTTTATTAAACTTAATTTAATGTTGGCCGTTGTAGGCATAGTAGTCCCTTTCTTTTTTGTTATAAAGATTCCCGAACCCACGGAGAGCAAAAGCCCAGGAATCTATAAAACAAAAAAAGGCCCTCCCGAATAAACAGGAGAGCCTCGTTAATTATTTAGTCGAATGAACGGACTACGCGAGCGCAATCTGGTCTGTCATAGTTAACACCGAATGCTAAGTATGAATCGATGAACCACTGAAGTTCTTTATCGTCGTAGTATACCTTAGAAGTTAATGGTATAGTCTCTGCAGCGAATAGAGCCTTAGGGTGCATAATGATAGCTTTACTTCTAGCTTCTGCAGCACTTACGTTATAGAAGTTAGAGTTCTTAGCGTCAGACATTACATGGCTAGTAATAGCAGCAGTTGGTATTCTGGTAGTAGAAACAATCGGAACACCTTTAAGCGTTCTGAATGTACCATTTGCAAAGTCACCATTGTCTGAAGAGAAATCACGGTTAAGTAATTTGTCATTATTAAGTAGTACGTCTTGATATGTTGGACGCACGAACACAACGCATTCTTCAATGTCAATGTCTTCTTCTTCCATAGCTGTTATCTGTGCAGCAATAGCTTCATAGAATTTAGTTGGGTCTAGGTCATCATTAGATGCGGCCATTGTAGTTGTTGAACCTGCACCAAATGCACCGTTGTAGTTAGTACCATCTGCATCTGTTGGAGCAGCTGCTGCTGCACCTTTGATAGCTGCGATAATATGAGCCTGGTCAAATAGTTTACCAAGTTCTTTACCGTGGTCCATACCTAACTGTTGGCGTGCGTTAAAGTCTGTTTGGAACTCATTCAATAAGTCACGGTTATCGCGAGCTAATGAAATCGTATCGACTGTTACGGCTGTACGTCCGAATGAAGTTGGAGCAGCATCGGGTCTTACACCAGCTACTACCTTCTTAAGAACGGTACGTCCGACACGACGCTTAATCTTTGTGTCTGTACCTTGTAGGTTATCTATGTTTACGAAGCCACGCATGATTGACGACTTAGCGAATTGTGAATCCACTGCGCCAGCATACTCTTCAATCATTTCTGATGTAGCCTGAGCACTCAAGTGAGTTGAGTCTGAAGGGATAGGCATATTAATTCCTTATATTTAATGTTGTGGGATTATTCCCAGTTTATAGGTTAGATACCTAGCTTACGGCCTTTTGCTCTTGCCGCTTTTATAGCTGCTGTATCTTGACCTTTACGGTTTGCCATAGCCATACGCTTATAATATTCGCGTGCAGTTATAGCTTCGGACTGGGTAGTTGTATCAACATCAGGGTCAACTCGGTTTGTGTCCGTAATTTGTGTGTTGCCAGAATCGGCATTATATTTGCTTAATAGTTCTGTAGCTGCGAACCTAGCTTTAGCACCTCCTGCAGATAAGAGTTCATTGTACTCTGCTTTCTCTGCATCAGGTAAGTCAGAGTTGTC